TTCATTCCATAAGCAAAGTATAACAAAAGTATTACCTTTTTAAGATTTCGTAAAATTGTTGGTTGAGCACATCCATTTCCGTCTGGCTCACGTAAAAGTCAGTGCGTGGGTCATAGTAGGCACCCTCTTTGTGGTCATAATACAACACTCTGCCTGAGAAGTTGAATGGACCTTCCAGACCTGCACGAGCACCGTATTTTTCACGCATGGCATCAACCTCAATTACCTTGTAACCCATGGCAGACTCCTTGTTGCTAAGTCCATAGTATAGCAAAACGGGAATTATCAGTCAACCACTCAAAGTTAAACCCAAAGTTGTACAATTTTGGGATCGCGTACTTCGTGCGGCTTGGGATGGCCGTGGAATACCATAACACAAGTATCAGAGTCAATCACAGCACCTGCTCCGGGCGAGCGAGGCACACGCATGGGAAACGCAAACCCGCCATCGGCAATTTGCCAGCGATAACTTTTGATTCGGTTAACATCAAAGTATCTGCGATTGTTGTAGTCAATGGCAGCATTGAGATAGTCTTGATCACCGTGGTACTGTTTTACTGTTTTGGTTATGTCTTCGGCTTTGAATTTTCCCCACACATGTTGATAACGTTCTACGTTCCACCACATGATACTGCTGTTGATTCCTGACAATGTGGGATGTTGCAAATACCTAAAGTCTTTAATGCACCAAAACTTTTCTGTGTCAAGGTGAGTGATCCACGTGATGTCACCGTTGATCACCACATCCAAATCAAAATACAATAAGTTGCCTTGATAGTGTTCTGGATTGAACAACTGCATTTTGTACCACCAAGACTTTTTTGGTCCACTTATGCCTGCCCAATCTTCCAAACAATGTTTGATCATGTGTGGTGGCACTGATCTGTCATGCTCTGTGTACACATGCAATCTGCAACCACCGCTCAAGTGTCGATTCAACATGTTGTACAGCCGTTCAACATACATCCAGTCATATCCAGTTCCGTGGATAACGCAGGCGCAATCAGTCATTTGATCAGTGCGGATTCTATTCTTTTTAGCCATGTTCCGGTACGCAATTCAGTTAGAGTGTATTCAGTATGGCAAATCTCTACCAACCATTGATCTCGTTTGATGTTGTATGGTTTTTCTATATCAGACATAGTTATACCAACAGGTGCGGCCAAACTTGTGTTATCTACTATGGGTCTACATCCAGCAATGGCTGCTTGCACACCTGGCCCTGAATTGTAATTAACCACAGCATGATAATCAAATCGCATGTCAAAGCTGTCGTATGTGCCGGCAACAGGATGTGGTTGCTCAATCTTGATGTCTGGTGGTAGTTGACTCACGTTTAATCTATTTCGTGGGTGCGGCCGCACACTGATTGGGCGATCAGTATGTTCACGCACCAGTTTGATTTGATCCAACACCCATTTTGTCATGTCAACCCCTGCCACCTGCAGACTGCGGGCATGTTGTGCAGCAATGACCACTCCGGGATTGGAGTTAAAAGTTATAGCTTGGCTGACTCCTAGTGTTCTAGGACGATCCCAATCTAAATTTTCTGTGTGACCATAGTATCCTGCACTGGTAATGTTGTTTACTGCTACCTTCCAAGTTTGGCCACGATACAACGCACCAATTTCAATTATTACAACTGGTTTACCTTGTGATCGATAGTGCTCATATACCGCTTGATTTGGTGCCATTCGCCCTGCCCAAAGCACTGACCAAATTACAGCCGCATCAGCAGTCATGGAGTTTTCTTGTGTTTGTATGCCACGAGATTGCAAAAGATCCAGTACAGCACTCATTATGGGTCTGCTGTTTTGAGCACACTGAGAAGGAAAATAGGCTATGTTATTGATCATAAGTACGTGAGATGAAATACACTGTAATTACCACTTTCAACGCGGATGGTTATGCAAAGTACGGCCAACGCATGATTCAAACATTTTTGCAAACATGGCCAGTTGATCTAGTTGTGTACGCAGAAGGATGTACTGTAAACGAAACAGCTTCTAATCTTGATGTGCGTGACATTACTATAGTTGGCGAACTTACTGCATTTAAACAACAGTGGCAGGGAGTTCCCCGAGCCAATGGAGATGTCAGTGGCGATCCTGTTAGATCAAAACGCAAAGATGCTGGCAAAGGATTCAAATGGGATGCTGTGCGATTTAGTCACAAGGTCTACAGCATTTTCCATTGTGCCAAACACATTGACACTGATTGGTTGATTTGGATGGACGCAGATACAGTGTGCCATAGTGCAATTACTACAGATGATTTGGCAAAACTTTGCCCGGGCGCTGTGGATCTTTGTTTCTTAGGCCGGCGTGGTAAATTTAGCGAGTGCGGATTGTACGCTATGAATCTTCGCAGTCCGCGCACAAGAGATTTCTTAACCCAGTTTCAGAGATACTATGACAATGCAGAGCAAGGTATTTTTACACTGGCAGAATGGCACGACTCGTTTGTGTTTGATGCTGTGAGAAAACATCAACCAATGGTTGAATTAGATTGGTCAAGTCATTTGATTTCTGGAGAAGGTCATCCCTTAATCAATTCAGACTGGGGTGCATATCTAGACCATCTCAAAGGCAAACGCAAGACCACAGGGCGCAGTCCTGCCACAGACCTAAAAGTTAAACGTACAGAAGCATACTGGCAATGAACTGGATATTTCTCAATAAGAAAAACTCCGACGAGTACATAGAAATGTTTGCTCGAGGATCAGGTGCTGTGCCAACAGAATTAGAAACATGGCAGTACGAAGATAGTGATGCTCCACTAGTAATCCGGGGCATCATGAAACACAAGATTATCAAACAATGCTGGGCGGACTCTAGACCATTTTGGTACATGGACTCAGGATATCTTGGCAATCACAAGTATGTAAAAAATCCACGCGGTGATAAAGTATGGCATAGAATTGTTCCAAACAATTTGCAACACAACACAATAATCACCAGGCCAACTGATCGATGGTGGAAACTGGGCATGTCACCTGTGGCACCAAAAAAGAACGGACACAAAATACTAATTGCTGCTCCTGATGAAAAGCCGTGTATTTTTTATGATATCAATCTCGACGACTGGCTACAAACCACAGTAAATACTATAAAGCAGTACACAGACCGTCCCATAGAAATAAGACAACGAAATCCCAATCGACAAACTCGTGTGGCCAATAACATGGAATCAGCACTAAGTGATGTGTATGCACTGGTGACATTTAATTCAATAGCAGCTACAGAAAGCATTATGGCAGGTGTACCAGTGTTTGTGTTGGCACCATGTAATGCTGCATTACCAGTGAGTAATACAGACTTATCTAAAATTGAATCGCCATGGTACCCCGATAGAGATTTTATTGAAATATGGCTGTCGCATCTTGCGTATTGTCAATTTTCAAACCAAGAACTAGCAGATGGTACTGCACTAAGAATATTACAGGAGACAAACAATGCGTGAACATTATGGATGGCAATTTCCCGATTTTGAAACACACTTCCCCAAGATGCTAAAGAAAAGCGTTGACAAAGGACTTCCACCAGAATACCAAATTGCAGTGCGACATCGCAGTATTGCATTGTGTTCTAGACGCGGAACTGCGCTGGACATTGGCGCTAATGTGGGACTATGGGGTCGTGACTTGGTAGACAATTTTGCCAAGGTTGTTGCGTTTGAACCAGTTGCTGTGTTTAGAGAGTGCCTGGAAAAGAACGTGACCGGCGATAACTTTTTTATCAGTCCATTAGCATTAGGCGATCACGACACTCTTGCCACAATGATTATCACAGAAGGCAATAGTGGCCACAGCCATTTAGATCCAAATACCCTAGGTACTGGTGATGTACTAGTGGTAAAACTTGATAATTTAAATATAGAAAATATAGACTATATAAAGATAGATTGTGAAGGATACGAATACCGTGTGTTACAAGGTGCAGAACAAACGGTAAAACGTTGGAGGCCTATCATAGTTGTAGAGCAAAAACCACATGACGCCTACAGCAAAGACTATGGACAGTTCGCTGCCATAGCACTATTGGAATCATGGGGAATGATCAAGCTAGATCAAATTAGAGATGATTGGATTATGGGATGGAACTAGACACAACTGACAA